GATGAGTTGGTAGACGATGGTGGTGGCGGCCGTGTACAGGTTGACGCGGTGCCCGGTGTTGAAGTCGATCATATGCTCGATGCCTTCGATTGACAGCTCTTGGCCGAGGCTGGTCGTACCTGTGCCCGTCTGAAACGTCTTTTCGATGGTGATCGTGTCACCAATGTCGATCGTGGCGACCGTGTCGCGTTGCGCGGCGGTCAGCATGGCAAATTTGGTGGCGACGTCGGTGTACCTGGCTTCGGGTTCGCCGTTCAGCAGGTACGTGGCGGCGGCCGACAACTGCGATCCGCTGGTCTCTAGCAGGCTGTTCGTGATGCTCTCGGTTTGGATGAAATAAGTGGCGATCGAGGCGGTGTCGGTTGCGGTGGCGTTTGATCCGCCGAGGTTTTGCACATAGGCGCGGTTCACTACGCTGTCGGCTTCAAAGGTGATGCCTACGTTGTCGTATTTGACGCCTGTGCCGTTGTCTTTGAAATCAGCAACCGATCCGCTGAGCGTGGCACCGATGCGGTTTTGGAATGTCAGCACGCCGTCACGCGACACAAATAGACGCCCGAATTCGGCGGTGCCGTTGATTTGGTTCAGATAGGCCAGCACGTTTGTGCCTGCCGGGACGGTGTACGCGGTGTCGTGCCCAAGATTGACGGTGCCTGTGGAAATGTTGCGGGCCGTCGGCCCGGTCGGATAATCGACTTCAGGCAGGTCTAAAACGCTTTCAATACGTTCGCCTGACGTTTCAGTTGACACGTTGTAGCTGTTCATGTAGGTCTGTGCCAGCAAATAGAAGTCGTCGGCGCAATAGACGCTGACCGTGTTCAAGCCGCCTAGCGCAAAGTTGTAGTCGTAATTGACCACATAGCCTTTGAACAAGTATTCGAGCGTGTTGCTGGCGTTGTATCGGCCGAGGCGTACACGGCGCATAGGTGCCAAACCGGGCACGTTGGCGTTGGCGTCGTAGTACGGGCTTGATGTGTCAAACGGGTTGAAAATGCCGTTTGCCAACGTGTCGTTGAGCGTGAACGTCATGGTGCCTGCGCTGAACTGGTCGCCCTGATCTTTGCGGCCTCGACGCACGGCAACGTTTAGGGTGCCGTCGGTGACGTCAGCAAACTGGGTCGTGCCGTCCAGCACGTATGTCGTGTTGTCCAAGACGCCTTTGGTGCTGTCGTCCAATGTAAATGCGTCAATGGAAAACCCTGCGTCAATTTCGAGCAGGTAGTTGCCTGATTGAACGATTGCTGTGCCGGGCATCAGACGTACCCGCTGACCTCAATGCGAGCTGGCCCGGCTGATCGGTTGTAGGCGCGGATGCTGTCAACGACAGCTTGTCCGATCTCGGCGCTGGTTGCTAGACCGCCGTTGACGTTGACGGTGACGTTTTCCAGCATGGCGTTGCGGGCGCTTGACGTGAACGGGTTGCTGGCGATGCCTGCCCCCAACATATTTGGGGCTTCCATGACTTGCCGGACGGATGCGCCACCACCGCCACCGCCCCCTGTAGGCACGCTAGGAGCCGCTACGACGACCGATCCGCCCGCAGATGAGGGAATGGGCACCCCAAGGTTTTTGTCGCCGCCTACGGGCGCCATAGAGCCTGTAGAGCCGCCGCCACCAATCCTGCCCATCTCGGGGATGGTAAAACCTTTACCGCCGATGCCTGGCACCCAGTCCGGGATCTCGAATGACAGACCGCCAAGGGTTGCGTTCCACAAATCGGCAATCGTGTTGAACACGGTTTTGAATACCGTGACTAAGGCGCTGACGTAGTTGACGACGTAATCGACCATGATTTGTACGCCTTTTTTGACGGCCCCAAATACGACGTCGACGACAGCTCTAAATGTTTCAAATTTCTTGTATGCGATGACTAGCCCGGTGCCTAATACGACGAGCGCGGCCACTACCAAGCCGATCGGGTTGGCAGCAAGGGTGATGTTGAAAATCGTTTGGATCGTGGTAGCGATTTGTACGGCTGTTTTGTATGCGATGACGGCTGCGGCAAGTGTGCCGAGTACGCCCGCTGCGATAATCACTTTGTCGCTGTTTCGCTCGACAGCATCAGCCAAAGCAGTCACCATTGGCACAATTTCTTCAAGTAATGGCAGTACTGCGGCACCGATACTTTCTTGCATTTCGGCAAACGCAATCTTCATTTTTTCCATGCCGCCTTGTGCGGTTTGGGTGAATGCGTCGTTTGCGCCGCCGAATGTGCCGCCTAATACGTTGATGATCGTTTCAAGATCTGCGCCTTCGCTGATCAGCGCCGACATTTCAGGTGTCAGCTGTTTGATTGCTTTGAAGTTGCCTTCATAAGCTTTGGCGAGCGCATCGGCGACCGTGGTGGTGTCGAGTTGTTTTGCTCGGCTGATATCAAGTACCAAACCCATGAGATCTTGGGCTTCGTTGATATCTTTTGTGCCTCGCACAAGTGCTTCAAATGCCGGGCGTAGTTCGTCGTCGGCGACAGCGGCCTGACGTGACATGACGCTGATGGCTTCCTCGACGGCAGCGATCTGTTCTTGTGATGCGCCTGTCGAATTCCGTAACTGATTGGCTAATGCTTCTTGAGCTGCTTCATCTTCGGCGGCTGCCATAGCGGCGGTGCCAAGCCCGGTAGCCAATGCGCCGACCACAGCCACGGCAGGCAGGAACGCTTTTTCCATGCCATAGCCGACCTTTTCTGAGGTCGTTTCAAGGCTGTTGAATTCTTTTTGTGCGCGTTGAATACCCTTATCGTCAAACTCGCTGATGATGGGTATGCGAATGCTCATATGGTTGCAATTCTACGATTTATCTCGTTGGCAACCTGTTCAAGCGCTTTAGTCATTTCATCCTGCACGTCGGTGATATGTGCTTCGGCGGCTGGCCACATAACGCGCGATGGATTGCCGGCAAATGCGGTCAGCGCGTCACCAAAACGATTAGACGTGCCACGGCCCGCAATGTCATAAATGGCGGCTGCCGGGTCTTTCTGAATAATCGTTACGACGCCGTCTTTTTTGCGTCCCGCATCCACTTTGACGGTGATGCCGCGTCGAGCTTTGCGGGCATCCCATGGCAACAGTTGGCGACCGTTTTGTGTCCAACGGTATTTCATGCCCGACAATGCCTGTGCCGGGTAACTACCTTGCGCCGCCACGACGATCGGGCTGGCAATCTGCTTGGCATCTTTCGCAAACTGTTTGCGGGCCTCAGGGTCAATCTGTTTGAGGTCACGCAACATTTGCTTGACGCCGATCACTTCAACGGTTGCCATCAGCGGCCACGCTTTGCTTGTTGCTGTTGCTGTTCAAGCACATAGAACACGGTCGTGAGATCGCGGGTGTCAAACTCCACTTGCGGCGGCCAGTAGCCCGTCATAACTAAGACCTCAGCGAGGGAGCGTCGCCAGGTGCCGCGATGGTAGGGGTTTCGTCGGTGGTTTCCTCAATCGGCGTGATTTCCATGTCCGGGTGTTCAGCGACCCATTCACGCCACGTTGCAGGCACTTTGTCGCCAGCGAGCTTGCACAAAATGTATGCCCAGCAGCACATGTCAACAAAGCCGATGCCTTTGCCGTCCGCGGATCGGCGGTTCTCGGTCTTTTCCCATTCAACGATGGCGAGCATGTTTGTGACCATTGTGCGGGGTTCGCGCCCGTCTTTGAGGTCGACTTTGAGTTTGACGCGCATTAGTTACCTTTCGTCGGGCAAGGCTCCGCTAATGCGGGCTTGCGGTTTTTGTTTTCAGCGCAGCCCGATTGGGCTGGCTGGATCATTACGGGGTCGCAACCTTGGCGAGAGTTCCACCCGTGAACGTCAGGTCGATCGTTGAGAGTTCGCCGAGCGATGCGTTGATTGGGGTGTGGCTTTCCAAGTATGCCCCGGTCAGCGTGTACGACGGGTTGGTCGACGAGACTGCGCCCGATCCTGGCTTCAGTACGAGGTTGGTGGTCGTTCCGACGAGGTTGTACACGCTGGCTTCGGTTTCCGTGGCGGCGTAGCTTTGGTAGAGAGTGACGGTGACGCTGTTGTTGGCGAGGCCACCCGTGTAGGTGCGGGCCGTGGAGCCGAATGCGGTGTTTTCCAATGCTTCAACGGTGTAGGTGATGGTTGCGGCGGTGCATTGGTCGCTGAGATCGACGCTGTTGATCGTGACGCTTGGGTTGGACAGGTAGACGCTAGTTGGCATGGCTTAGTTCTCCTCGACTGGTTCTTCTTTGACTTTAGACGACTTTTTTGGTTTGTCGGTGGATATGAGACCGCCGTCAATCAGCGCTTGTACGTTGATGCCGTCGGTTGGCTCAAACTTGTCACCTGGTGTTCCGAGGCGGGGGCTGACGATGATGTACATGGGGTCTCCTAGCTGGTTTGGGCTTGCATCGTGACGGTGAGATCGTAGGCAGGCAAGATTGACCCGCCAATGTCAATAACGGTTGGTCGGCCCCCGGTGACGGCCACGTTTTTTGCTAACAGCATGGCGCAGATGTTCAGTAGCGATCGCTGCGCGTCAAGGTTGGCGGGGCCGAGCGTCAACACCTTGACCGGAAAGGTGAGCTTGACGATGTTGTAGTTCCAGCTCTCCCACGATGGTGCGTCAATAAAGGCACACGGCGGGACGATGTTGCGCGGATCGTTGACAACTTGTAGCCCGGTAATGGTTTGCAACGTGGCGGTCAGGTCGTCGATTGCCTCGTTGAACAGGTCGGTGTATGCGGGTACGGGCATTACGCCACCTGTGGGCGGTCAATCCCCAACAGCTGCTTTACCATGCCGGACAGGCCGACGACTGGGGCGGTTGCCATGCCGTCAAATGACGCGAATTGATACATTGAGCCGCGCTGACGGTACAGGGCGCCCCCGTACATGATCGTGCCTAGGGTGACGTCGCTTGATGGGCTGGTGCTGACGCTGTCAATGTATCCGGCTTCCTGTCGGCGTCGATAGCAGAACTGATTGGCGGCTGCGGCGCATTGCGTCAAAAACGCTGCGTCGCCTGCGGTTGCGGTGCCAATACCTAGCCAGTCCTCAATGTTGGTTGCGGTAATCCACGTACAGACGGGTGTGTATGCGAGCGACCCGGTGGATGCGACGCGATCAACATTGCTGGCGGTCTTGGCGTACAGCACTTGGTTTTGGATCGGTACCTGGTAGTCGTACATCAGGTCGCCCTCGGTGTCGATGCCGAGGTACAGGTATTGCGGGAGCGCGTAAACGGTGTAGGAGCCGTTGAACGTTGCGTCAACGCCTGTGACGGTGATCGCGCCGCCTACAACTACCTCTGAGGGTGTGAGGAGCTGTAGGACGGCGTAATCGTCCAGTAGGT